ACATGGGGAGGAAGTAGTGGAGGACGAGAACGCAACGCCGGGGGCATCCATGCCGCCCGTGCCGCCCGCGCAGCCGGATTGGGACTATCAGGTGGCGGCGCTGACCGCGCTGGCCCGAGACTGGTGGCAGCCGCCCGCCGAACTGATCGCAACGCTGCCGAAGGGCGGCGTTCAGTTGTCCTACCTGGGGCACGCCGACACCACGCGCGCGCTGATTGAGGCCGACCCGTGCTGGACGTGGACGCCGATGGCCACCGATGACAACGGGCTGCCGGTGCTGGACCGCGACGAACAGGGGCGGCCGGTGGGCATGTGGATTTGGATACAGGTGTGCGGCGTGGAGCGGCCCGCATACGGGTCGTGCGAGCCGGGCAAGCGTGACGCCGTAAAAGAGTTGATCGGGGACGCCCTGCGCAATGGCGCGATGAGGTTCGGGGTAGCCGGTGGCCTATGGTCAAAGGCTGACCGCAGCGACACCGAGGCCGCGAAGCCGCAGCGCCGCAAAGCCGCAAAGCAGCCGCGCAGTAGCACCGACCTGCCCGCCGCTGACCCGGTGATCGCGCCGGGCACCGCCGAACTGAAGGCGCTGCACCTGGCGGCCGGTGGTGACGTGACGCTGGCCGACGTAGCCGCCGCGCTGAAGGCCGAAGGCATCGCAGACCGCGCAGCCCTCACGGACGCGGCGACGTTCGACCGCGCGAAGGCCGCTATTACGGCAGCGTTCGGCACAGAAAACCCGCAAATAGCGGGCACGTCGTAGGCCCGTGGTGTCCGTAGCCCTAGACACCAGCGGGGGGCGGGCGTACATTCACGGCATGGCAATAACGCCGAACGAAGGGGTATGGCAATGGAACTGACCATTCACACCAGTCGCAGCGGTCACCGCTTCGCATACGTCGGGGATTACACCCTGCGCGAGCGCGAGGACGGCACCGTGGACGTACTGCTGGACAAGGACGGCGATGAGGTCTTGTGGGCCGCGGGCGGCAGTTGGGCCGACGCACTGGCGGGGGTGGGGGCATGAGCAGCGACGACCGCGAGCGCATGGCGCGCGAGTTCGCACAGGTGGAACTGGCGCGGCTGGAGGCCGAGGACGAACTGGCCCGGCTGACACGGCGCGCGGATGAACTGCGCGGCAGCCTGGTGGCCACCATGACAATGGGCGAGGCCGTGGACGCCGGACCGCTGGGCTGGGTCGTCATGGCCCCGCCCGCGCGTCGGCCATCCATGCGCGTGCGCGAGGACGGGCTGGAAAAGTACCGCGAGGCCATCGCCGGGCTGGGCCTCACCGAACAGGTCACGACGTGGACGCGGCCGAAGGTGTCCGACCTGCGGGCCAACGCCGCCGCGCTTGCCGCCCACGGTGTCCCCTTTGAGGCCATCGTTTACGAGCCGCAGCCCACGCCGTCCCTGACCATCGTGCCGCGTGATGCTGACTAGCCCCAGCGTCGGTTCCCTGTTTACCGGCATCGGGGGCATTGATCTAGGGCTGGAGCGCGCTGGGTTCCGCGTTGCATGGATGTGCGAGCGTGATGAGTATTGCCAGCGCGTGCTGGCGAAGCATTGGCCTGACGTTCCCATCTACGACGACGCTACGAACCTGCCGGATGATGTGGAGCGCGTGGACGTGATTACCGCAGGGTTCCCATGCCAGCCGGTCAGTTACGCCGGGCGGCGCAATGCACAAGACGACGAGAGGTGGCTGTGGCCCTATGTTGAGGACATCGTTCGCGCACTACGACCCCGAGGCGTGCTGCTGGAGAACGTCCCAGGTCTCTTTACTGCCGGATTCGATGACGTCATCGGTGGACTGGCCGCGTGCGGGTACGATGCGGAGTGGGATTGCATACCGGCGGCAGCCGTCGGCGCACCCCACCGCCGCGACCGCGTTTTCATTGTCGCTGCCCAGTCGGGAGTTGCCAACGTATCCCCAGCAGGCGAATGGTGCCCCACGCCTATGGCCTACGCCGCTGGCGCGGGATTGGAAGGGGCCGACGGGCAAAGCGGAGTGGAACAGCGTCCCGGATGCTGTGCGAGCCGTGAGGTGCCTATGGCCTACGCCGCAGGCATCGGACAACAGGGACCGGGGCAACCTTTCCACACCGGCTATCCAGCGCCGCATACGTCTGGGGAAACAGGCCAATCTCAGCATGGTCGTAAGTCACGACAATGGCCGCCTGAACCCGACGTGGGTAGAGTGGCTGATGGGGTTCCCAACCGGGTGGACAGATTGCGCGCGCTAGGTAACGCCGTGGTCCCCCAGGTGGCCGAATACGTTGGGCACCAGTTGGCGCGCATGATGGGGGTGCGTGATGCGTAAGGCCGTGGACGCCGCCGCGTTCGTCATGGGCGCGGGCATCATCGCGCTGCTGGTGGTCGTGGTCATCCTGTGGGCGGTGTCGTGATGGGCGGGCCGTGCGCCGTGTGCGGTCAGCCCATCCCCAGCCCCAGCGCGCGCCGCGTTACCTGTGGGCACCCGCGCTGCCGTCGGACGTACGCCCGGCGCGGCACGTCTGTGAACGACTACCGGCCGCCGACCATCGCCGCGCGCGTGCGCCGGGCCATTGACATCGGGCTGACCGAGCGCGAGGCGCTGGAGGTGGTGTCACGGCTGACGGGCGAGCCGGTGGCGGTGGTCCGGTCGCTGTGGAAGGGCAGCACCGAGGCGGTGGCATCATGAGTGCCCGTCTAGGTGCCGACGCCGCGCTGATGGCATACCGCGACCGGCAGGCCGACTACGGGGACGCCGCCGACAACCTGGCCGCCATCGGTGCGGTGTGGGCGGAACTGCTGGGCATGGACACCATCCCGGCCGACACCGTGGCCCTGATGCTGGCGGGCATGAAACTGGTACGCGCCAGCGGCAGGATTAACCGCGATGACCTCGTAGATGCATGTGCGTACCTAATGCTGGCTGACGACGTACGGGAGGGGATGGACTAATGGAACCGCTGGGGCTGTTGATACTCATGCTGGCCATCGTCATGGTGTGGCTGGCCGTGGCAGGCGGGAGGGGCTAGGCATGATGCGTGAGGAAACCGAGCGCGAGGCAGGAAAGACCGGGGCGCGGCTGCCCCGGTCGCTCCCTTCACCCGTCACCAGGCTGCGGGGCCATCGGGACCGCCTGGCGGTGGCCATTGCGATGGGGGCGGCGCTAGGGTTCGCCCCCGTCGCGGCCGCCGAGAACGCGCGCCCATGTGCGGCGCACCCGGTCAAGGCAACGCCCGGCAAGGTGTCGCGCGCCGCGTGCCTGGCCGCCCGTGCGCGGCTGCGATTCCCACCGAACCCCACGCGCGCGGATGTGCAGGCGCGTGTCCCTGACTGGCAGGGGTTTGTGCGGCTGGGCCGGTGCGAGCAGCCGGGGCCGTCGAAGTACGGGGACGGCGTGCGGTGGGACCACCCCGGCCCGACATGGGGCGGCGGCGTGGGCCTGTATCGCCGCACATGGCTGGCGGCCGGTTCGCCCTACGCCGTGTTCAGCGGCGACAAGTGGGAAACCATCTTGGTCAGCGATGCGATTCGGGACCGCTTCGGCATCACGGCATGGGGCGCGTGGCGGTGCTTCGGATGACCGGCCACATACTGACGCGGCCCACGGGTTGCCGCTGCCATAGGTCGTGCGAGTTCCCCTGTTGGCAGCGCGTCGGCTGGGCGACACCGTGCGACGCCTGCGGCTGCAATACGCTGCCGACGGTGCGCGGTCACGTCGCGGCCGGTGATGACCTGATGCGGTGCCCGGCGTGCGCCGACCTAATCCACGCCGGTAGCCCGTGCCCATCGTGCAAGTGGGAAAGGCGGCCAGCATGACCGAGGACATAGCCGACCGCATCCGCATGCGGCTGGACGGCACGCCCGAGCATGTCAGCGGCTACCTAAACGGCGGCGAGGCCGTGGCCGACATGCGGGCGCTGATCGCGGAACGTGACGCGGCGCTAGCGCAATACCGGCACGCGCACGCGGTACGCCTGGCAACACAGGCACGCGCGGCGCTGCTGGAACGTGAGGTGGCGCGCCTGCGGTCATGGGTGGGCTACCGATGACGCTGCGCGCGCCGTACCTAGATGACGGGGACGTGCGGCTGTACGTCGGTGACTGCATCGAAGTCATGCGCGAAATGGACGCCGATAGCGTGGACGCGGTGGTGTGCGACCCGCCCTATGGCCTGGAGTTCATGGGCAAGGATTGGGATGCGCCGTGGAAAGACACCCGCACCGATAAGCGCGGGGTGATTGACCCCGCCGCGTGGGGTGGGCAGCAGGACGGCAACGGGGGGAACCCCTATTCGCGCTCTCGCATCAGGACGGCAGCGGCTCACTACGGCGGCAACCCGGCGAGCGTGAACGCCGCCTTCGCCGCGTGGTGCGAAACGTGGGCGCGGGAAGCCCTACGCGTGCTGAAGCCCGGCGGGCACCTGCTCGCGTTCGGCGGCACGCGCACTTTTCACCGGCTGACGTGCGGCATAGAGGACGCGGGATTCGAGGTCCGTGACTGCCTCTCGTGGCTTTACGGGTCCGGGTTCCCTAAGTCGCTGGACGTATCGAAGGCGATTGACAAGGCGGCGGGGGCCGAGCGCGAGGTTGTGGGCGTGCGGTCGTACCCCACGCAGCCGAACGGACGAAGCGGGCTTCACCAGGGGTACGCGCCGGGTCAGATGTCAGGGACAGAGGTAAACAACCTCATCACCGCCCCCGCAACCGACGCCGCGCGCGAGTGGCAGGGATGGGGCACCGCGCTCAAACCCGCGTGGGAGCCGTGCGTGGTCGCCCGTAAGCCGCTGGTGGGCACCGTCGCCGCCAACGTGCAGGAGCACGGCACGGGTGCGCTCAACATTGACGGGTGCCGGATTGCGGGCGAGGTGCCGCAGGTAACGCAAGGCGTGAACAGCAACGGCAACGGCTATCGCGTGGCGACCGTGGCGCAGCAAAGCAAGCCTCACGCCGCTGGCCGCTGGCCCGCAAACGTGGCATTTGACGAGGAGGCCGCCGCGCTGCTGGACGCGCAGAGTGGAGTGTCGTCTAGTCGGTCTGCCTTGATGCCGCTACCGCGAGTCCCCGGTTTTGCGGGTAGCGTTTACGGTGGAGATGGGTCAACCAATGGCGCGTCAGTTCGAGGGCATGACGACACCGGCGGCGCGTCGCGGTTCTTCTACACCGCGAAGGCGTCACGCGCTGACCGCAACGCGGGTGGCATGGCCGATAACACGCACCCGACCGTAAAGCCCACGGACCTCATGCGGTGGCTCGTGCGCCTCGTCACTCCACCCGGTGGCATCGTGCTGGACCCGTTCGCCGGTAGCGGTAGCACGCTCGTCGCCGCCCGTGCCGAGGGCGTGCGCGCCGTGGGCATCGAACGGGAGGACGAGTACGCGAGCATCATCGCTGACCGCCTGGCGCAACTGTCACTATTCACCGAGGGGATGGAATGACCACGCGCGACATGATCGAACTGAGCCGCCGCCCGTGCTACCTGGGCTGCGACGTGCAGACCACCGGCATGGGGTACGCGGCCATTGTGGTGGACACCGGGGCCGTGTCATCGGCCGGGTGGGTGCCGTTCGCACGCGGCCAGCAGTTGGAGGCCGAGGCGGTCATGGCGGTGCAGACTGTGGCGGGCAAGTTGGACACGGCCGACGTGCGGCCGGTGCAAATCGCGGTGGAGCGCGTGGGCGGCGGTCGCGGTGTCCAGTCCATGCTGGCCGTGGCCAACGCTGCGGGCGTCGTCGCTGGGGTGCTGGCGTATCGCTACGACACGGCCGGGCTATGGCGGCCGACGCCTGCCGAGTGGAAGCGGGCGTGCAACCTGTCGGGCATCGCGGGTAAGGACGCGGTGAGGGCGTGCGCGGGCGACATCATCCGGCGAGGTCGCACCTACGTCACCGTGCCCGGCCTGGATGACATGCGGCAGGACGTGGCCGACGCGCTATGCATCGCATGGGCCGACCGTCAGCAGGGTATCCATGCCGTCGCGGGGCAGGACTAGCATGGGCAACACCATGTGCCCCCGTGGATGGTCCCCCGAAGGTACGGCAACGCATCAGCGCGGGGCGGATTCCCTGCGGGACTGGATGCGCACCGAGCCGCGCACATGCCATTTGTGCTGGGGCCAGCAGGTTCTATGGCAGCGGTCGGATGCCTTCGGCACGTTCATGCCCGTCACCTGCCCGCATTGCGGGCCGCGTCGTGATGGGTAGGCGCGTGCCCCGTCGCCGTGAGCGTCGCAAGTCATGGACGCACGACGGGGCGCGCAACGTATGGACGCACACGCCTACCGGCCTGCGGTTCAGCGGGCACATGGTGGCGCACTACGGTTGGGAGGTAATGCCGGAACTGTGCGTGGAGATAATCGGGTGGCGGCAGTTCGTCGCGGGGCTGCCGACCACGGACCTACGGGCCGACCGCGAGCGCCTGCTAGCCGATGCGCTAGCGTGCGATGATGAAACCGCCATGCGGGTACTGACGTTGCGTTGGTCCCTGTGGCATGAGGAAACCGACGCCGTGACCGGGGAGGGACACAATGGCGGCTGACATGAACACCGTAAACCTGGTGGGGCGCTGCGCGCGCACGCCGGAACTGAAGGCAGCAGGAAATACGGCGGTGCTGAAAATCCGTCTGGCCTTCACCACGCAGCGCAAGGTGCGCGACGTGTGGGAGGACCAGCCTAACTATGTGGACGTGACCACGTTCGGCCGCAGGGCCGAGGCGCTGGCCGGGCTGCTGGACAAGGGCGACCGCATCGGCATCACCGGCCGACTGTCGTGGCGGGAGTGGGAATCGAAGGACGGCAAGCGTCAGTCCATCGAAGTGCTGGCCGATGACGTGCAACTGCTGGGCGCACCGCGCGCCCGCGATGACGCGCAGCCCGGCGACCTGCCCATCGCGCCCGCTCCGGTCCAGCCGGTGCCGGACGCTACCGACGACATCCCCTTCTAGTGGTGGCCATGTGCTACGGTGCCCCGCACGCCGGTTCGCAGCCGGTGGGGTCCGTTAGAGGGGTGGCCAACGGCTGCCCGAATGGACTGGGCGGCGGCCGGTGACTGCGCGCCGGGTGAAGGACAACGACGGCGCATTGGTCGCGGGACGTGCTGCGACGGTAAACGGACGCACGGCTGGGGATAACCCAGGGTGGGAGGGGGGTTCGATGGTGCGCCGTCAGTTCCTCACTATCACCGAGTGCGCGCGGGTGTTGGGTACGAGCGTCGGGCACACCTACCGGCTGGTGGGCCAGCACCGATACGGACGCATGCACCAGTACGAAGGCGGCCGCGCTGTGTACCGCGTGGTGTATGACGCCGATGCCATCTATGAACTCGCGCGCGCGCGGGATTCAGTTCGGTGCGTGGTGTGCGGTAGCCCCGCCCGCCCGACGGCATACACCTGCGGCAAGAACACATGCGCCTGCATTGCGTACAAGCGTCGGCGCAAGGCGTACCGCGAGGCCAGGGCGTGATGGTGGCGCGTGTGCAGGTGCGTGACTGCATCCAGCGTGTGGCGGGCGTATGGCCCACGCTGCGCAAGCGCGACACCATGCGGGATGAGATAGGCAGGGCGATCATGGCGCATGCCGACCGGCTGGAGGTATCCGACCTGGATGCGGGCGTGGACACGCTGATAAGGACCGCGCGCGCGCAGCAGGATGATGGTGGCCCTGCATCGCCGCCCGGTCCCGGTGAGGTGCTGGGGTGCATCCTTGCCGCCCGGCGCGACCGGCTGGCCGGTCAGCGCGGTAGCGCCACCGAGCGCGATACGTCGGCGCAGGACAGCGGCCGCACATGCCGCCGCCCGAACTGCGGCGCGGTGCTGATGTGGCTGCCGTCCGAAGGCGCGCACTACTGCGACGGGTGCCGCACGGTGACGTATGCCTGACCGCATGGAGGCCATACGCGCACGGCTGGACGACGGCGGCCCGGTGTTCGGTGCCGATACCCGTTGGCTGCTGGCCGAGGTGGACGCCCTGCGCGAGCGCGTGGCGATACTGCGCGCCGACTTGGAGGACCTGGAGGACATGGCCGACGCGCGGGGTTGCGATGCCTGACGGTCGCATCTGCCTGGGTTGCGGCACGCTGGTGGTGGGCATGACTTCCCAGCGGTGTGCGCCGTGCGAGCGCGCGGATGAACTGCACCGCGAGGAAGTGAGGCGCGCATACCGTGGGCGCAAGGCCGGGCCAACGCAGCGGGGTAAGGCACGCCGCGCCCTGTACGACACACCGGAATGGCGGGCCGTGCGTGCCCGTGTGGTGCAGCGCGATGGTGCCTGCCGCATGTGCGGTAGCACCGAGCGCCTGTCCGTGCATCACCTGACCCCGGCCGCTGACGACATGAGATC